ATGCAGAAAAATTTACTTTTGGGTAGATTAAAAAGTTTTGGAGGTAACTCCAAAATGCTTGTCAGGGATCAACAAGTGCCTGACATAATTTCTGCAATGCTTTCCGCTCATAAACTATATGCAAGTGAATACGATAAAATTAGCAAAGATTTTTATAGTGGTGATGGCGTACAAACTGCAAAAAAGTTATTTAACTTTCTCAAAAAAAATGTCAAATATAAAATTGAAAGTGATAGGAAACAAAGGATAATGTCTCCAAGTGCAATTTTATCTTTGGCAGAATTTGGAGCAGATTGCAAAACATACGCACTTTTTATAATGGGCGTACTTGACTCACTAAAAAGAAAAGGACTAATTAATAACAAAATATATTATAGGTTTGCCAGTTATAAATTGCTGGATGAAATTCCACATCATGTATTTGCAGTTATCCAAGATCAGGATGGGAATGAATTTTTTATTGATCCTGTTTTAGCAAAATTTGATGAAAGAAAAACTTACTACCACAAAATAGATAAAGAACCAAATATGCCATTATATAGTGTTTCAGGTATAAATAATAACAACCAGGTTGGATTATTTAAAAAGAAAAAACCAGCTCCAGTAAGTACACAACAAATTACTGCTGCTCCTGTTGCTGCTCCTTCTGCTGCTTCTGCTGCTGCTCCTGCACCAACACAAAAAAAGAAAATTGTTTTAAAAATTGCATTGGCCCCTGCAAGGGGATCATTTTTGCTTTTGGTTGGTCTTAATTTTATGGGATTAGCTACAAAACTGCAAAATGCTTTTAATACCCGTGCAGATGAAACGCAAAACTGGTGGAAAAATTTGGGAGGTAATCCAAACGAACTTTTGAGGAAAACACAACAGGGTGCCAAAAAGAAAAGATTGTTAGGGGCAGATGTTGAATTTGCAAGTGAAGGTCAAATCGGTGTTGTTGCTGCTGGTACTGCTGCTGCTGCTGCTACATCGGCACCCATACTCATTAAATTAGCTGAATTTTTGTCAAAATTGGGAATAGATGTTAAGGAAATTAGTGAAGTTGGAAAAAGGGTATTGGCAAAACAAGTTAAAAATGTAGTGGAAAAGAATTTGGAAGCTGATGCAATTATGGAACAGGCTTCACAGGAAGAAATTGATCGTATTGTAAATGATAGTAATCAATTTAATCCTGATGGATCTAAAAAAATGAATTATTTACCAATTTTTATTGGTGGTGCATTGATTATATATTTAATAAGCCGTAAAAAATAACCACTTTTCCTTCACCTTTAATTATAAATTATGACACAAGCACAAAAAGTAGCAAAGGAAAAGTTCAAAAAAGCTATTGAATACAGGAAAAAAACTGGTGTTTCTTTAAAAGAAGCATTTGCCCATGTTTACGGAAAAAAGAAAACTGCACCTAAAAAGAAAGTTGCATCAAAAAAAGTTGCTGCAATTAAAATAATTGAAAAGGGTGAAAGTAAAAGTGCAAAAGCTAAAGCAACTTACCAGCAAGTAAGAACTAAAAAAGGTACTTTTAAAGGATTAAAAAAAGTTGGTGCAGTTAGTGAATGGGGTGTATATGTTGGAACTAATTTAAGAGAAAAATTTACTGATGAATTAGCTGCATATCGTTATGCTGACTTGATAAAATCAACACAACGGTTACCTTCAACATTTGTTAAGGTTAAAAAAATTAGAAAAACAAAAAAAGTTGGTGCAGTAGCTAAAAAATCTGCACCTAAAAAATCTGCATCAAAAAGAATAACTGACATTCATAAAGATTCAAAAAGCCACAACGTTAATATTCGTGTAGTAAGTGGTTTACCTTCATATAAAGATCCTGATATGGCAAGGGAATTAGAATTATATGCCGACAATGATTCTTTGCTTTATTTTCAAAGGAGAAAACCAATTTTAATTAATTTAAGCAAAAAATATAAAAAGGGAACATACGATATACAAAAAGCTGCAAAACTTTGGAGATATTATATAGATGCAGCACTTGAAAAATACAATAAAGAATTTGGTTCTAGGGGTGATAAATGGTATGATCTTATGTCGGTTGCTGATAGAAATTTGTTGGCATTAGAATATGCACAAAACACAAAAGATGAATTTGATCTTGGTAATTTTACCGAAAAATAAAATCTTGGAATAGTTTTCCGTAAAACAAAAAAAAACAAAAAAAAATGGCTCGTAGAAAAAAAAGGTCTGCTCCCGCCCGTAGACGCCGTTCAGGCAAAAAAATGGGAGCAATTGGAAAAGGGTTCTTCATGGATGCTGCTGGACTAGTTGTTGGTGCTGCTGCTGCTAGGGTTCTGACATCTTCAGGAAAAATCCTTCCAAATCTTGATCCAAAGATTAAAAGTGCTGGTGTAATTGCTATTGGTGCTTTCTTCCCTAAACTGCTGAAAGGATCTTTCGGAAAGTCTATTGGTGATGGTATGGTGGCTGCTGGTGGTCTCGGTCTGCTCCAGGCTACAAATGTTTTGGGTGCTATGGATGAAGCAATGCAAATACCAGTTAGCGTAATGGCTGGTGATGATCTTTCAGTAATTAGCGGTTATTCTCAAGATAATTTGAGTGTTATTGCTGGAATGGATGAAGAATACGCTTATTAATTAAATTGTAAAAAAAAAATAACATGGCAACACAACATGGTCAAAGGCTTATTTTTGATAATGCCAAAAATCTAGTAAATAATGCTGGTTTTTCTGCTGGTCAGGCAGTATTAAGTCAGTCTTATATTCGTTCTGAAGTAGCAATGAGTACAACAACCACATCATATCAGATACCTATCCTGGTTAATAGTGTTGGTGCTGGTACTAACTTTGCTACCAACAATCTTTTGAATCTTCAGGATGCTTTTGTAGTTTCTTCTATTGGTATTTTTGTGGCTATTCCTGCTGCATCTACTACTACTGCATTTAAACTTTACACTTACCCAAGTGCAGTTGATATTACTACTGCTGGTGCTGCTGCTGCTTTGTATAATCTTTACAATGGTAAATTGTCTATTGTTGTAAACAACAGGCAAATTGTACCATCATGGGATCTTTACAGGCACTTGTATGTTCCACAAACACAGGCTGCTGCTGCTTCAACTGCAACAACCATTGATCAGAATGATGCAACTGAATTTGGTTACTATCCAGTTGAACCAAATATCGTTCTCGTTGGATCAAAAAACAACGTAATCAGTCTTGAATTGCCTGGTGCAATTTCAACGCTTCAGGCATCTACTGCCCCAAGAATCGTAATGATTATGCGTGGTATACTTGCTCAAAATGTTACTCCAGTTAGATAATTGGAAATAATATGAATTGGAAAGGGTGATGCCACGTTAAAAATAGAAGCCCTATTTTTTATGTTCTAAAATAAAACAAATGAACAAAGTTCAGAACTATGAATTTATAGAAGTAGTTGTTCCACAATCATCAACTGGAACCCGTTTCTACTTCCCTGATCAACCGCAATTGCGTTTTGTATCATTGCTAAATTTGGTATGTTATACTCCTGATACCATTACAAATTCCGTTTTAAGTGGTAATGCTTTGTTGACATTAGCCAATTTGAAAACAACTTATTTGGTATTATATTACAATGATAAAGAATCAGTTAATAGAATACCAGTACTTGAACTTAATAGAGTTGTTTCAAATGCTGCTACTGCTGCATTTAGTTTTGACATAACACCATTTGCAGGACAACAAATTATTTGGAGCAAATCATATATTCAAACGCCAACTGCATATGCTTCAATTAGTGCTAGTAATTTTAGCGTTTGTTTTGGTGTTTATTATGCCTAAAATCACTTTCACTTCACCTTTAATATAATTGTATGGCAAATCCTAATAAGGCTTTTTTAACTGGAACTGATGCAGTAATGCAATGGTATGATCAAAATGCTAAAACTACATTTTGGTCAGTTAATGACGCTAAAGGTGATATACTTTTTTATTATAGCGGTGTTGATGAAAATGAAGCTAGAGAACATCTTGAAAATAATTTGAGAATGGCAGAACAACAAGGTGTGGAAGCAACATTAACTTTGCGAATACATCCTAAAATGCCAAAATCAGGTTATTTTGAAAAAAAGGATACTGGAATGGTTGTTACTCATTTTAGACCTACTGCATTTAATCCAATTTCATACCATCCAATGAATCAAATGGGGTATACTAATCAACCCAATTTGATGAATGAAATATCTGCTTTGCGTTCTGAAATTGCTGCATTAAAAATGCAACAGGAAATGGATGATGATGAAGATGATGAACCTGAAGAAGAAAATTTCTTAGCTGGATTGATGAAACAACCACAAGTCCAAACAATGATACTTTCACAATTATCCAGCTTATTTGCACCAACAAAAGTTACTCATGTAGCTGGTATAAAAAATGATACAATGACAAATGAAATTGAAATAGAAGAACGTATTTACAATGCAGTTGAAAGGCTTAAATTGGTAGATGATCAGTTAGCTGATGATCTTGAATTGCTTTGTGAAATGGCTGAAAATGATTCTATGCAGTTTAACTTTTTGCTTAAAATGTTAAGGAAATAATATGCCTGAAATAAGTGCCGATAAAATTATAGGAAAAACACTTTTTGCCAAAAAAGAATTAACCAGGTTAAATTCATCATTGGTTAAAATTGGAACCATAACTGCCGGGTCACCGGTGGGTCAAGTTTATTCTTATATTCAACGTGGTGGCAATGTTTATTGGCAGTTTATTGATTTTACAAATAAACCTTACTACATTTTACATACTGCTGATTCATTTAAATTTAGTGGTGATGTTCAACAGGCAGTACAGGAGCAAAAGCAACAAGCTGAAAATTTACAAAAGGAGCAAAAAGGATCAATTCCATTTTATATTGAAAAATATGGAAAATGGATTTTAATTTATGGTGTTGGTGCATATTTGATAGCCACTTATATTAAAAGTAGGAAATGAAAAATAAAGCGTTAATTTATGTATTGTTAGCTGGTGGAGCAATTGCATTGCTATCAATGAAAAAAAAGCCAAAAGGGTATAAAATAATTGTTCCTGAACCACAAAAAATAACTGCTGAACAATTTGCTAAACCATCATTAATTCAAAAGGCTTTACCAGTCGCAAAAGGAATTTTTTCATTATTTAAGAAAAAACCAACTTTGACTGCACAACAAAAGGCTGCTTCTGCTGCATTAAGTAAAGGATCATTTCTTCGCGGAGTTGGTCAATTTCCTGATATGTGTTAAATTTATAAATTATGAATCCTAAGCATTTAAAAATTGATTTAAGGGACACAATACAAGCAGATAATTTGAAATTGGCTTATAATAAGCAAATGTCAAATAGGAGAATGTATGAACAGGAAAATGGATTTAGCAAATCAACAGGGGAAGTTTTTCAAAAATATTATGTTGAAACAAAAGTATTTTACACTACTGCCAATATAGGATCAGAGTGCAATGAAATTACTTTTATTAATGGTGGTACAACTGCATTAGTAATAGCAGATGTTCCATTGCAACCAAATCAATCTTTGCGTATAACAGGAAATAGGGGTGAAATTGACACTACACAATACCAGTTGTCATTTGCAACTCCAATTAATACTGGAAATTTACTTATTGTAATAAGAAAACTTTACATATAATGATAACATTGGATTTGTCCATTCTTAATCAGAAAGGAACTCCGATGTTCAATTCTGATATTTTTGCAAATAGACCAAATTTTGGTATACCAGGAAGAATATTTATTTCAACTGATACACTAGAAATTTATAGAGATACAGGATCAGCATGGAATCAATTAGGTGGTGGCGGTGGTGGAAGTATAGGTGGAACAATTGCTGCTGGTCAAGTTGCGTTTGGTACTGCTACAAATACTATTGGAGGTGAAAACAATTTGTTTTGGGATAGTACATTTGATAGATTGGGTATTGGTACTAACACTCCAGCCGATGCAATAGAAATAAATAAAAATTTTGGTGGTGGTTTATATGCTAGAATAAGAAATACAAATGCTGGTACAGGTAGCGTTGCTGGAATAAATTTAATCAATGATGCTATTAAAACTGGTGGACTATATTTATTTAGTTCACTTTTTACACCAAATGGAACTAGGGGACCAAATACATTAACGCTATTTAGTGGACCTGATACAAATATATCAGTAGCGGTCAATTCAACAGGGTATTATTCAATTGGTACTGGTAATGTTGAAACTGAAAAATTCAGGGTATTCAATAATGGCAACGTATTAATCCAGGATGGTGGTACTTTTACTGATGGTGGTGAAAAACTGCAAGTTAGTGGAATAGCAAAATTTAATTTAAATCAAAATGCTTCAACACTTGTAACTATTTCTAATACAACAAGTGGTGTTAATTCTGATGCTGCTATTGTTGTAACATCAAGTAATGGTAGTTCTTCATTTTCTAAAGCAAGTGCCACAAGAACTGCTTATAAAACATATTTACCAAATGATTTAGGAATATATAATGGTAATACTTCAGGTGATATTGGTATATTAAACGATTTCGCAACAGGTAAAATAAAGTTCGCAGCAGGTGGTTCATCTACTGCACAAGCAACATTATTTAGTAATGGAAATTTTGCTATTAATTCAACAACTGATGCTGGGCAACGTTTGCAAGTTGTTGGAACTTCTCAATTTAGTGGTAATATGTCAGTATCAGGTGATATTACTACTAATGGTAATTTTGTAAGATCAGGAGTTTTTGAAGGAACAAGATTTGAAACTGCTGCTAATTGGGGTATTGCATTAACAAATGCAACTAATAGTGGTGTAAGCATTAATAATACAAATTTAGCTACATCATCACCAACTGGCAATGTAAATGGTTTATCCTTATCATATAGATTCGGAGGTGCTACAAGTACAAATACAAACAATACAATATTAATTAACAATACTATTAATCAAACAAGTGGTAGTGGTATAACTCGTGGAATTTTGGTAATTCCTACATTAACTTTAGCTGTTGATTGGCGGTCTATAGAATGGCATAATAATACTGGTTGGGGATTATATGGAGTTGGTACTGCTCCTAGTTATTTTGCAGGAAATGTACAAATTGGATCTACAACTGCTATTGCTAACAATATAAATTTGCAAGTAACTGGATTGCAATACAATGTACACTCATTAACTTATAGTGGATTAGGTGTTCATACATTATCAATTTTTAAAAATGTTACAATAAATCAAACTATTACTGGTGGTAATGGAATAAATAATCAAAGAAATTTTGGTTCAAATATTTTTGCATCTTCACGTAATGTTCCATCCACAACAACTTATGCAACTATATTTAACTACAACGAATATCAATTTACTGCTGCTGGTGTAACTTTATCTGCTGATCAAGCAACAGGAGGGGTAAGAACAATATCTCAATTAACAACACAAAATGTTTTTGGAGGTAGTATTAATGGAACAATGTCTCATGTTTCAGGTATTCAAATAAATGGTTATTATAATAATGCTACTGGAACAATAACACCAAATATTACAAATGCCTATCAGTTGTTAATTAATGATACTGGTGAATTTGGACACACCTTTTCATTTACAAATAGATGGGGTATATACCAAAGGGGTATAAATGATCGTAATTATTTAGAAGGAAATTTACTTCTAAATAGCACAACTGATACTGGACAAATTCTTCAGGTTAATGGTGCAATAAGGGTAAATGGTCAACTTAGTCCCACTATTGGTGCACCTAGCGGTCAACATTTGCTTATAAATTGTGATGGTACAACATATAAAATTAATTTATTCAATCCTTAAATAAATAGAAATGAAACAAATTCAACCAGTATCCGTATGGTATGACGGACAATCATTGACGGCTCAATATTTAGATGCCTATATTATTAAAGATGATTTGAGTACTTTTGCAACTTTTTGGTATGGTTTATTTACTGAAGGATCTGAACCAGGTAAACCAGGTGTGCAAGTTGCACAAGGTAATTTGACAATGAATGGTCAAACATATATTGACTGGAATGCAAATCCTGATATTAATGATGATGCTTATTATTGGATAGCTTTGGAACTTTCATTAACCATTATTTAATATATAAAAATTGACAAAATGAACGAAAAACAAGCATTGGAAATTGTAAAAGCTGCATTGGATTTAGGAGTACAAAAAGGTAATTTTGCGAATCTGAATGAAACTTATACAATCATTCAGGCATTTGATATTATCGCAAAACACTTTAATAAAAAAGATGAAAGCCTTAATGAATCAAACTGAGCCAACATATATTGCAACAATCGGCACAATTTTTTTTGGTCTGATTGGGATTCAGGATATATCAGAAATAAGTAATGTGGTTTTTTTAGCTGCTTCAACTATTTCATGTGGTATATCAATTGCAGTTGGAATTAAACAATTAAAAAAGAAATAATGAAACACATTTTAAAAAACATTAAAACATCATTTGTTGGATCAATTGCTGGATTGGGTTTTATGATAGATGCAATTCAAAAAGGTGATTGGGTTATGGCAGTTTCAGGATTGGCAACAATGGTTCTTGGCCTATTAGCTAAAGATCATGACACCCACTAAAAAATATATCATAATTGCTGCAATTGTATTGCTGCTTTTAATATCAAAAAAAGTGAGTGCATTAAAATTAATAGCTGATTTTGAAGGATTGAGGCTAAAATCCTACCAGGATACTGCTGGAATTTGGACAATAGGTTATGGATCAACAAAAAATCCTTTTACTGGTCAATCCGTAAAACCAGGTGATGTAATAAATAAAGAAACTGCATTATCGTGGTTAAAAAAAGATATTGAGCAAAGACAATTGGCAATAAACAAACTGATTAAGGTACCAGTTAATACTAATCAATTAGCTGCTTTGACTAGTTTAGCCTATAATATTGGATTGGGTGCTTTTCAGCTTAGTACTTTATTGCGTTTGCTTAATCAAAAGGCTGATAAGGTTGCAATTGCTGATCAGTTTTTAAGATGGAATAAGGTAAAGGGAGTTGAAATTAAAGGGTTAACTAATCGCAGAATGCTTGAAAGGGAACTATTTTTAACATAAGATGGATCATAGGTGATATGTTTTGACGGGGAATATTTTTATATTCCCCTTTTTTTTGCCCAAAAATTTGTTTTATTTAAAAAAAAGTATATAGATTCGTTTTGACAAATGATTTTTAACTTTTTAAACGAAAAACAATGTTTAAGGAATTTATCAATTTCTATCTTAAGAACGAAAAGATTATCGTTTTTATCCTGCTTTTCATTTTATTGTGCATATTAGGCAACATTCAATCCCATAATCCTGAATTTTATTGATTATGGCAACAATCATTGTAAAATATGATCATGATAGATACTGGGAACAATTCCTTAATATTTACTTAATCAGGCATGAAAAAATATTTAATGATGATAGTAAATTCATTTTATATTATGAAAGTGATTATCATTTATTAAAAATGGGATTTGAATTTGGCTTATTTTATCAAAAAAAAATTATGGTCAACAATGGAAAATAATATTCGGGAAATATTTGAAGAAATTATTTTTATTGAAAAAAAGATTGATAATTTAGAAAAAATTACACAATCTAAAAAGTTTAGCAATATACAGATACACTTTTTTGCTGATGGTAGATTTTATTCTCTTTACCCAAAAGATAGTCCATTTAACATGGAAACGGAATTAAGGATACTTTTAGAAGCAATGATAGATCAAATGAGAACTGATATACAAAATTTAAAACTCCAATTTTAGTTATGAAAGTTATTAATGTTAATGGCAAAAAAATTTATTTTGAAGTTTTTATTAATCCTGAACCCTTTATTTTATTTTCAGATAATGAAATAGCATCATTGGGTTTATTTAAGGTTTATTTTTTAAATAGATATTCTATAAAATATGCTAGTGAGGATTTTGTAAAGTATATTGAAAAAATACAAGAAATTAGAAATTAATTTCCAAAGTGAAAAACCAATAGTATATTAATGAAATGCGTTAATTGTCGCAAATTATTCACAATTACAATCCACAGGGGCAAAATGGGTAAACCAAATTGCCCCTATTGTTTAACCATTAATCAAATAAAAAATGCAAAAAAACAAAGATCTTCCAGCAATGCCAGTACACCCAATGCAGGACAAATTTGGACAAGTAATTTTAATGGCAGGAATGACAAAACTTGAAATTGCTGCACTTAACATTTTATCTGCACAATTAAGAAAAAAGGATATATCTGAACTTTTTGAAGAGGATATAACTTATATAATAAATGAATCATATAAAATTGCAGAAGAATTTTGTAGCTATTTAGAAAATAAAAGTGAAAAGGAAAGTGGTATAGTAACAATTTAAAACGTGTAAACCAATGACAAATGATCTACACGAAAAATTGTTATCTCGAAAATTCAAACAAAACTACCAGCCACCTGAAGAAGATATTATTTTCACAATTGATGGGAAAAATATAGGTTGTCTGCA